TGTCATGTATGTCGAGTAACTCTAATGTATATGAGTTGGTTAATGACAAACTAAATCGACCTATCAAAACATCAGCTGAAGCCTATTTTATGTTTAATTCTAGTAAAAATTATAAGTTTGTTGATCTGTCGGAGCTGGATGTAGACAATAGAAACGAAGTTGTAAAATTAAATTTTGATTTACCATTCTTCCCTGTGAACGTTGACAATACCTTATCTCTCATAGAGCTTATATACTCTATGTTTTATGGGGTAAAGAAAGGAACCAAACCAAAGTATTCTTATTGGGACACTGTAAAAACTTTTAATGAGATGGAAGGCAAATTTAGGTCATCATATGTAAAGAAGATATTTGAGGGAAAATTTGATTTTTCACTAGACAATTTATCTAATTTTCAATGCAATTACAGCCTACTTTTTAGATGTATGAGGAAAATGAATGAAAATCTGACAAAACCTATCCAGGAAATATATAAGGAAGATTTCTTGCCCAAAATTAATACGTTTACACTAGCTGATACCGCCTCCACAAAATCTTCCCTAAAGCCCAGCTTAGAGAAAGGACTTCGTTTTGAAAGTGTTATTGACATCTGTAAAGGGGAGGACTTAAATTTATCAGACTACTTTAGATTATATAACTCCAAATTGGGCGATCCTATTTACGTAGAAGAGATGTTAAAACCTGAGTGGACAAAAGCTGATAGAGAAGCATTTATTGGAGATATACATAGCATGACGCAGTTAAAAATATTTGAAGATTTTTTTCGATGCTTGTGCGAACATAGTAATCTTGAAATGATTAGTAAACCTGGTACTGTTAAAAACCAACTTTTAAACGAAGCTGTCACTAGACTCCATCCTAAAGACCAATATGTGTATCATAATATAGATAAAACCAAGTGGAATATGTACTGGGATTTTCAAAAAAACTTAACTATAATATTTTCCTTGAGAGATTATGTCCCCACACACTTCTTTTATTATCTTCTAATATGCTGTTTCAAGTTAAAAAACAAGAGACTAAGGATACCATTGGAATTAAATATAAATTCGGCACCCATATTTCTTGAAAGAGACTTAACATTGGAAGAGAAGAACTTATTTCTTGATGATAAAACTGGCAAGTTTGACAAAAAAGTAAAGATACATGAGTTTATCTATCTTTTAGATTTACAAAGAAGAGATAAAGGACCAAACTCTCTCCCTATAGGAACAAAAAGTTTTTCTTTAATTGAGTGGGGATTTTTAGCTGGCTTTGTAAACTTTATGTCTTCTTATGCTCATTGTGCTGTTGCTTCTTATGTAGAAGACATTGGCAATAGAATGAACATTAGAACTGAAATAAATTTCAGACATTCAGATGATTCACAAATGACTTTTCTTTATAATAAAGATTATGGTACAATCAAGCAATTTTCCAATTTGACAATCAAAATGAGAAGATTAATAGAAGAAAATTGTCAAATGAGAGATTCCTCAAAGAAGACAACCATATCATCTTCCTCCTTAGAGTTTTTATCTCAATACTTTATTTCGAGGAAATATATAATTCCTTATATAAAGTTTGCTGCTAATGTCGATGATTCATTACCCTTTTCTGGATATGTTTCTGATATGTCTTCTGCTGCTGGATTTTGCTCTGACATTTACAAGCTAGGCTTAGAAGATGTTTATGCAACCTCTTTGTTTCTACTAATGCAGTATAACATAAGGGTCTACTATTCTCCCAGATATTCTCATGAAAAAGTTGTCATAGATGATTTGGAACTAGAAATAGAGCTAGATAAGGACAAAATAAATCCAAACAGCAAAATGTATTTGAGAAGAGCTACTCCTGAGATTATATTGGACTCATTCAAGGTGTCTGGAAATGATTTGAATAAAACATTATTGCCACCTCAACTTTTTGGAATCTGCCCTCTCACCTCCTCTTGTGTTTCTCTCTGCTCATTCTCTTCGTGGTACAAGTATATATTTGATTCCAAAGAAGTGTTGTATCTTTCTTTTTTAGAGGAAATTTGTGCTAGAAAAGAATTCATAACTTCTAATTTAGAAACCTATGGCAGTAGCGATGTTTACTCTCCAGGAACATTTCCTTTACCGACTTTTAATTTGAAGTTTGAATCAAAAATAGCAGAAATCAGAAGGAAATACTCAATGTACAAAGATGACGAGGTGGAGGATATGTTGGAAAATCCATATAAAACGATGTCTAAAAGTAAAAACAAGAGAACTGCGTTTAAACAGATAATTAGTAGGATATTCACAAAAGGTTTTAGAGAGACTTTTTCATTGGACTCTCTGTCTAAGTTAACTAGAGTATTAAAGAGTAACAATATGGACTGTATTCTTTGCCATGGTAGTTTAAATGATAAGATTATTAAAATCAATAATTATGTAAGAAAAGTCCCTCATGATGAGTTTCTCGTTAGCAAAGAGGCTTTAAGGTCAAATGACAAGGATCTTGTTTCCTCCCAACATGTGTTGGAAAATGATATATATTTTATACCTTACAAAGTGTATATTTTAGATATAATGTCTTCTTCATTAAACAAATTGAAGGGCTCAGAAAATTTTGAAATGTCACCAACTACTGTTTTAAGATGTCAGATTGCCAATTCTTTGGTTTCCAAAACTTATAATTATTTGTCTTCGCATGCAGACAGGTATGATTTTTTCTCAAACAATCTGTTTTTTCAAAAGATAAAGATTAGATCAGACGACATTTCTTCATCGATACCTAGTTTAATATCGTCACTCTACTACCTCGATCCAAAATTTGCTAAGGAGTCATTCCCTGATTATGAACTACT